GTTAAAAAACGCCGGCCAAAACCCTACGGCCTGATGACTCAACCCCGTGCGGTCTTGAAGCATATTATCCTCAGCAATCATGCGGCTCTCCTGCCATCGATTTGCGCCTTATCGAAGTGACATTCGAGCCAGAACCTGCTCCTTGCGGCCGCCGCCTGGAACTTCCGCAAATGGATGCGGGAGTCTATTTTTGGCCGCATTTTGCCCTGCTCAGAACGCTCTTTCCGGCCGCGAAACCAGCCACTGGCGTTTCCGCCAGCCTATACCAACACCTCAGTTGCCTTCTCGAAATGGCCCCTGCGGGTTCTTAAGGGACGACGAACTAATGACTTACTTCTTCTCCTTCCCCATCTTGTCAAGGGGTGTTTCACCCTCCACCTCGGTCTTCATTTTTCCGAAGTAATCTGGTTTCTCAGTTACCGCCCTGCCCGTGGTGCGGCCGTGTTCGTCCTTGAATACCGTTTCCTTGCGGCCGAAGTAGTCTTCTTTGGAAGTCTCGGACGAGCCGACGACCTTCCCGGACTTGTCCTTGTACACGGTCTTGGATTTGCCAAAGTAGTCGGGCTTGCTGGTTTCCGCCGTGCCGATGACTTTGCCTGAAGAGTCCTTGATGACGCTCTTCTGATTGCCAAAGTAGTCGGGCTTTTCAGTCACCACCTTGCCGACCTTGCGGCCGCGCTCGTCACGGATCACCGACAACTGGCGGCCGAAGTGGTCGGGTTTCTGGGTCTCCACGGTCTTGTTGGCCGCGATCATGGGGATGGCGTGGAGCAAGAGGCTCAAAGCGGCGAGTGCTATGCGCAAACTGAACATTCTCTTCAACGCCGTAATGATGTGCATCTGAGTCCTCGAGCTCAAGCCAATTTCAATTCCGGTTCTTGTAGGTTCATCCCTATTCTGATTGAAAAGGGTAGCGGTTAAAGCTGGGAAAATGGAGTCTAATGGGGCCTGAGGTGTACCTGATTGGTTGTACAGGTTGGTCTGGATTGATGTATATGATTGATGCATGACTGGCAGATTCTTTACTCTTTCGAGGATGGGACATATAGCTCGTCGAAGCAGAGTCGCTTAACGTCTCGGCCACTGCTGACCCGTTGGGCAGACCAAGGGGACTGGGCCTTATAGAGACTATTTTGTCCGATGGGACAACTTCCCTGACACAGGGGGGGGCGAGGCATACAGGGGGTAGAAAATTTTGTACGAACAACCTAAATTTTCCTTGTGATTAACATTTCAAGCCTTCACTTTGCGTTACGTGAAAGAGTTGCCGCTGTCCAGTCCATCGGGTCGTTTGGCCCTCGTGCTAAGAGATGTGATTGAGCGGCGTGGGGTCAAGCAGAAGGCGCTGGCCAAGCAAATCGGCATTTCCGAGTCGTCGTTTTCGCTGATACTCAACGCCAGGGCTCGCCCCCGGCAGATCACGATCACCCGCCTCATGCAGCAGCTCAACTGCACTCCCGAGGAGCAGCAGGCAATTGTCGCCGCCTACGACCACGCGGAGGATGTGGAGTTGCCGCTGAAGCCCACGTCTCCGGAGCGACCCATCCCGGAGGACGAGATGGACCGCGTCCGTCGCTACATGGAGGTCAAGTCCATGTCCGTTGCTTTCGAGCAGGACGTGGAGAAAGTGCTCCGGGACGCCGGTGTGGCCTACGAGCACCCCTACCGCCGCGACCCCTACATCTGCGACTTCTACCTGCCCGGGCCGCCCAGCACAGCCATCGACTGCAAGTTCAACGTGAACCGCGACTGGGACAGGACGGTGGCGACGGTGCGACTACTGAAGGAGAACCTCGGGGTTGAAGAAGTGTGGATCCTCGTTCCCTATACCAACGAGATGAGCCAATCGGCATTGCGGGGTTTTCCCGAAGTAAAGACGACACTTGTGATCTCCATACCTGATTTGCCCAGAAAGATCAGCGCTCAATTTCCAGCCAAATAGAAATCCGACTTTTTCGAACCATGGACCCTGCCCAACTCAACTGGCTCACCAACTTCATCTGGAACATCGCCGACGATGTCTTACGCGACATCTACGTGCGCGGCAAGTACCGCGATGTCATCCTGCCCATGACCGTGCTACGCCGCCTGGATGCCGTGCTGGAGCCGACCAAACAGGCTGTGCTGGAAATGAAAGCTGCTCTCGACAAGGAAGGCATCACCAATCAGGACGACGCTCTGCGTGCTGCCTCGTGTCAGGCTTTCTATAACACATCCCCCTTTCTGCTGCGTGACCTCAAGTCCCGGGCGACTCAGCAAAAGCTCCGCGACGACTTCGAGGCCTACCTAGACGGGTTTTCTCCAAACGTTCAGGACATTCTGACCAACTTCGAGTTCCGCAACCAGATCCCGCGCCTCTCCAAGGCCGATGCCCTTGGCCTGCTCATCGAAAAGTTTCTCGATAAGGACATTAACATCAGTCCCTATCCGGTGGGCAATTTGCCCGGCCTCGATAATCACTCCATGGGCACAATGTTCGAGGAACTCGTCCGCCGCTTTAACGAGGACAATAACGAAGAGGCCGGCGAGCACTGGACGCCGCGGGACGCCGTGCGCCTCATGGCCAACCTGATGTTCCTTCCAGTGGCGGAGAAAATCGAGAGCGGCACCTACCTGCTCTACGACTGCGCCTGTGGGACGGGTGGTATGTTGACCGTTGCTGAGGAAACGCTCCAGCAGATCGCCAAGGCCCACGGCAAACAGGTCGCTACACACCTTTACGGACAGGAGATCAACGGCGAGACTTATGCCATCTGCAAGGCCGACCTTCTGCTCAAGGGCGACGGTGATGCTGCGGACAACATCGTCGGCGGTCCGGAGCACTCCACGCTTGCCAACGACGCCTTCCGTTCTCGCGAGTTCGACTTCATGCTCGCCAACCCGCCCTACGGTAAAAGCTGGAAAAGCGACCTCGAGCGCATGGGCGGCAAGAAGGACCTCAAGGATCCGCGCTTCATAATCCAGCATGGCGACGAGTCCGACTACTCGCTCATTACCCGCAGCAGTGACGGCCAGATGCTGTTCCTTGCTAACATGCTCAGCAAGATGAAGCACGATACGCCCCTCGGCAGCCGCATTGCCGAGGTCCATAACGGCTCGTCCCTTTTCACCGGTGACGCGGGCCAGGGTGAGAGCAACATCCGCCGCTGGGTCATTGAAAACGATTGGCTGGAGGCCATCGTCGCCTTGCCGCTCAACCTCTTCTACAACACCGGCATCGCCACCTATGTCTGGGTGCTCACCAACCGCAAGCCGGAGCACCGCAGGGGCGAAGTTCAACTTATCGACGCCACCCAGTGGTACCGCCCGCTGCGCAAGAACATGGGCAAAAAGAACTGCGAACTGGCCCCGGAAGACATCCAACGCATCTGCGACACTTTCCTGAAGTTCGAGGAAACGCCCCAGTCGAAGATCTTTCCCAATGCCGCCTTCGGCTACTGGAAGGTAAAGGTCGAGCGTCCCTTACGCCTCCACAGTCAGCTCACCCGCCAGCGTATCGATACCCTGCGCTTCGCCAGTGGCGACGAGGATATCCGCGCTTCCCTGCACGATCAACTCGGCGATGCCCTCTTCGACAACTTCGCCTCCGTGCGCAAGGACCTCGAAAAGCTCCTCGACGATTGGGGCAAGGCGGATGACGAGGAAGGAGACGAGGAATCCGGCGGCGGGAAATCCGGACTCCCCGAGAAGAAGAAGCGCAAGCTGCTCGATCCCGACACATGGCAGCGCGACTCGCGCCTCGTCGAGACCGCCACCCACCTGCGCAGCGCGCTCGGCGGTGAGCTTTATCCCGACCACAATGTCTTCCTTGAAAAGGTGGATGCCGTTTTGAAGTCCCTCGGCGTAAGGTTGAGTGCAGCCGATCTCAAGGGCATCATTGCCGCCGTGAGCTGGCGCGACGAATCCGCACCGCCCGTTATCAAGAAAATCCACAAACCGGGCAAATCCCAGCCTGACCCGTTGCACGGCCTATACGAAGTCACTATCGCTAGAAAGTCCTTTGTCGTCGAGTACGAGCCCGACAGCGAGCTGCGCGATTACGAACAGATCCCCTTGCTGGAGGAAGGCGGCATTCCAGCTTTCATTCGCCGCGAAGTTTTACCCTACACCCCGGATGCTTGGATCGTCGAAGCCGATACCAAGATCGGCTACGAAATCAGTTTCACGCGCCACTTTTACCAACCGCCTCAACTGCGCACCCTCGAAGAGATCGCCGCCGACATCCTCGCCCTCGAGCAGGAGACGGAGGGCTTACTCAACGAGATCACCAAAGGAGCCTCCGCCTAACCATGTCGACACAGCGTTACTCAGTCACCCCGCAGCCCATTGACGTCCTGCTCGCGTGGGTTAAGTCCGGCGAGATCGCCATACCCGAGATTCAACGCCCATTTGTGTGGGAGCCCACCAAGGTGCGCAACCTTCTCGATTCTCTCTACGCAGGGTTTCCCGTCGGCTACCTAATTGCTTGGCGCAACCCGACCGTGAAGCTCAAGGACGGCACGCTCTCTGCGGGGAAACGCATTCTCATCGACGGTCAGCAGCGTGTCACGGCGCTCATGGCCGGCCTGCTCGGGCGCGAGGTGCTTACCAAGGATTACGAGACGGTGCGCATCCGCATCGCCTTTCACCCGATGGAGGAAAAGTTCGAGGTCAGCAATCCGGCCATCGCCAAGGATGGGGCATGGATTTCGGATGTGTCGGCAGTGTTCTCAGCAGACGCTGATCTGATTGAGTTGATCGAGGATTACATCGCGAAGAATCCAAACGCAGATCGTAAGCAAGTAGGCAAAGTCCTGCAGAAACTCGGCAAGATCATCAACAATCACCTCGGCATCATCGAGCTGGCCGAAGACCTCGACATCGAAACCGTCACCGAAATCTTCATCCGCGTGAATTCAGCTGGAACTGCCCTTAGTCAGGCTGATTTCGCCATGTCGAAGATCGCGGCCAACGAGAGTTATGGCGGCAACCTCCTGCGCAAGGCCATCGACTACTTCTGCCATTTGGCCGTCGCACCGGAGTTCCATGCCAAGATAAAAAACGGCGACAAAGACTTCGCCGAATCCGAATTTTTCCCAAAGCTCTCGTGGCTCAAGGATGTCAATGACGACATCTACGATCCCGCCTACACCGACATGCTACGCGTCGCTTTCACTTCGGAGTTCAAGCGCGGCAAGCTCCAAGATCTGGTTGCTTTACTCTCGGGGAGAAACTTTGAGACCAAGCAATATGAAGACGCGATTGCCGAGGATTCCTTCGCTCGCTTGAAGAAGGGTATCCTGAACTTCATGAATAAGACGCACTACGACCGTTTGGTCATGACGCTGCGCTCTGCCGGATTCATCGACAGCAGTCTTATCGGTGGTCAGAACGGTGTGAACTTCGCTTACATTGTCTATCTGCGTGGCCGGGCGGAGGGCGTGCCCGCTGCGGACCTCGAGCGCCTCGTCCGCCGCTGGTATGCCATGTCGATCCTCACCGGGCGCTATTCCGGCAATCCGGAAACCGCCTTCGACCAGGACATCCGCCAGATCGGAGCGAGCGGCCTCGTCGCCCACACCGATGCGGTCATTGATGCCGCCATGGGAGAGGGCTTCTGGGATGGTCTTCTGCCGCAGCAGATGGACACTTCGTCCGCCAATAGTCCGTATTTCCATTGCTACCGTGCCGCCCAAGTCAGCCTTGGCGACAAGGGCTTCCTCTCCCGCGATATCACCGTACGTGACTTGCTGCTCAACCGCTGCGATGTCCACCACGTCTATCCCAAAAACCACCTCAAAAAGAAGCTCCAGCTTTCTCGGGGCCGCTACAACCAGATCGCCAATTTTGTCATCGCCCAGAGCGAGATCAACATTGCCATCGGAGACAAGGATCCGCAGGTTTATTTCCGCGAGTTGGCGGATCAGTGCGTAGGCGGCGCGAAAAAATATGGGGGGATCATCGAACACGCCGAGATGGCGGCCAGCCTCCGCGCCAACTGCCTTCCGGAATCCCTGCTCGATGGCGTGATTCCTGACTACGAATCCTTCCTCCGTCAGCGCCGCCAGCTCATGGCGCAGAAAATCAAAACATGGTTCCAATCGCTGTGAGTACGTCCACCTCCACCGTCCACTCGTTAAAAGGAGTCTCCGCATGATCGAGGGACTTAAGCCATATCCGGAATACAAGGAGTCAGGTTCGAAGTGGCTCGGTCAGATTCCATTGAACTGGGAAGTTCGCAATCTACGCACGCTTATCATCAAGCGAACTGACCGGAACCGGCCAGATTTGCCACTCCTCTCTGTGGCTCGTGAGAAAGGCGTCTTTATTCGTTCCCTGACGAACACGGATGAGAACCACAATGTCATTCCAGATGATCTGAGCAATTACAAGGTCGCCCGCACAGGTAGTCTTGTAATTAATAAAATGAAGGCTTGGCAGGGATCAATGGGAATAGCACCATGCGACGGAATTGTTAGCCCCGCCTATTACGTATTCGACTTGCGAATAGACAACCATGCTTTCGGACAGCGTCTACTTCGGAGTAAACCCTATGTCGCGCACTTCGCTCAGGCGTCGGACGGAGTACGGGTCGGCCAGTGGGATCTATCGATTCCAGGAATGCGACAAATCCCCGTTTTAATTCCCAGCGGTGACGAGCAAGCCGCCATTGTGCGCTTTCTGGACCACACGAATCGCAAGATCGACCGCTTCATCCGCGCCAAGCGCAAGCTGACCGGGCTGCTGAACGAGCAGAAGCAGGCCATCATCCACCGCGCCGTCACACGGGGCCTCAACCCCGATGTGAAACTCATGCCCTCCGGCATCCCATGGCTCGGGGATATTCCAGAGCATTGGGAGGTTATCACTGTCGGAGCTGGGACCAAGCTGATTCAAACTGGACCATTTGGAAGCCAGATGCATTCGCATGAGTATGTGTTGGGGGAGACTCCAATTATAAACCCATCGCACATGCGAGATGGTCGGGTTTTGCCAGATCCAGAAGTCGCGGTCAGCAAAGCCAAGGCTGACGAGTTATTCAGGCACCGCATGTTAAACGGCGACATTGTTGTGGCTCGTCGGGGTGAATTAGGCAGGTGTGCTTTGATTACTGAAAACGAAGTTGGCTGGCTCTGCGGGACCGGAAGCCTTCTAATTCGCATCAAACCCGATGTGTACCTTCCTGCCTACTTTCAGGAAGTCCTATCCTCCCAAGGTGTGTCTGATCTCCTTAGGCTCACTTCCGTTGGAGCAACGATGGACAATCTCAATGCTGGCATGGTTGCCCGCCTTCGTTTTCCGCTGCCACCATTGGCTGAGCAGCATGCGATAACCGCTCAGCTTGCTCGCGAACGCACAAAAAATCGTGACGCAATATCAATGACCGAGCGTGAGATTGCATTAATGCAGGAATACCGCACGCGCCTGACGGCCGACGTGGTGACCGGCAAGCTGGACGTGCGCTCGGCGGCGGTGCAGCTGCCGGAGCTGGAGGAAGATGCTGTGCTCGAAGGCGATTCAGGCGAACTGGTGGATGATTTGGAAGCGGAGGGTGTCGAGGAATGACTTGGTGGCAGCAACTGGATAAAATGGCCGGTAGTCGACCACGGTGTGTATCCTTCATCCACGGGAAACCGGCGGTCGTAGCTGAGCGGTTAACTCAACTGGTGGAGCTCCCCAGCGTGTTAATACCACCGCAGGCTCGTTGGATTCCGCGTGGGCAACCGGTTCTTAAACCAGATGGATTTTGGGATGTTTCTCCCGCTCGCGAGGTTCAGCTGGACCAGTATAATGATTTGATCACCCGTGAAGATTCTGAGGCATTGAGAAGTTGGTGGCTCGCGTATCCTAGCAACAAAGCAAACACCCCCAACTGGGATATTGCCTGCACCTGCGAAGTCTCTGGCAAAAAGGGTTTAGTTCTGGTGGAAGCAAAGGCCCACGCGGGTGAGTTGACTGGCGAGGAACATGGCAAGAAGTTCGATGCCCAAGCGTCCGACAAGAGCTTTGCAAATCACCAGAAAATTGGTCAGGCAATCGCTGACGCGGCGGCCAATTTTCAGCGCTCGACACTCCTTCCCTGCTCAATTTCCCGAGATAGATGTTACCAGATGTCTAACCGGCTGGCCATGGCGAGTAAGCTGACTGAGATGGGCTACGCGGTTGTGCTGGTCTATCTAGGCTTCCTGAATGCCACCGAAATGGCCAAGGGCCGCGAAATTCTTACGTCGTCTGAGCAGTGGACGAACCTTGTGGTCCAACACAGTTTTGCAATTGGTTCCCAGCACCTATGGAACAGGGAATGGGATCTTAATAACCAGTCGTTCACCCCCCTCATTCGCTCCCTCGAATGGTCCTTTGAAGCATGAAAACCGACACAACCGAAAAAGGTCTTGAAACCCTGATTATGCGCCATCTAACCGGAACGGATGGCCTGTACTCCGAGGCAGTGGCGACCGTTGCTGAAGCACAACCGCTGCCTGCGGGGATCGGCTGGTTTGCGGGCCAAGCGGATGCTTATGATCGAGAGTTCGCCGTCGATGTGGAGCAGCTGTTCGCATTCCTCAAGGCCACGCAGCCAGACGAAACGGCAAAGCTGGGAATCGGCGACTATAAAGACCGCAAGGGCATTGCACTCAGGAAATTCTTTGCGCGCTTGCAGGGGGAGATCACGCGACGTGGGACGATCGATGTATTGCGCCATGGCATTAAACATGGGCCACTGAGTTTCGATTTATTCTATGGCACGCCTTCGCCGGAGAATGCCAAGGCGGTCGAGCGACACGCGCAGAACCGCTTCAGCATCACCCGCCAACTGCGTTACAGCCGCGAGGAAACCAAGCGGGCTCTGGATCTGTGCGCATTCATCAACGGTCTGCCGGTGATGACCTTTGAGCTGAAGAACAGCCTCACCAAACAAACGGTCGAGGATGCCATCGAGCAATACAAGCGTGACCGCGACCCCCGCGAGACGTTGTTTCAGTTCGGCCGCTGCGTGGTGCATTTTGCCGTGGATGATCAGAAGGTCGCCATGTGTACCGCCCTCAAGGGCAGCAAAGGGATGGCGAAAGAATCATGGTTTCTGCCATTCGATCAGGGCTGGAACGACGGAGCAGGCAACCCACCCAACCCAGCCGGCCTGAAGACGGATTACCTTTGGAAACGCATCCTGCCGCCAGCCCGCCTCATCGAGGTTATGGAGAATTATGCGCAGGTCGTGGAGGAGGAGAACCCGAAGTCGGGCAAGAAGAAGCAAGTCCAGATTTTCCCGCGCTTTCACCAGCTGGAGGTGGTGAGAAGACTTTTGGCTGATGTGCGCGCCAATGGCGCTGGCCAGCGCTACCTCATTCAACACTCCGCGGGCAGCGGTAAGAGCAACTCCATCGCGTGGCTTGCGCACCAGTTGATCAGTGTGCGCAAGGACGGGAAGGAAGTTTTTGACTCAATCATCGTCGTCACGGACCGCCGCATCCTCGACAAACAGATCCGCGAAACGATCAAGGGCTTCGCACAGGTGGGTAATATTATCGGCGCTGTGAAGGAAGGTGCGGGTGCGTCAAAGACCGAGCAGCTCTCGAAGTTTCTCAAGGACGGCAAGAAGATCATCATCTCCACGGTGCAAACCTTTCCTTTCGTGCTCGACAGCATCGGCGCTGAACATCGCGGCGGCAACTTCGCCATTATCATTGACGAGGCGCACAGCAGCCAGGGTGGGCGCACGGCGGCAGCGATCAGCGCTGCACTGGGCGAGGCTGTTGAGGAAGAGGATGAGACGACCGAGGACAAGATCAACCGCATCATTGAGCAGCGCAAGATGCTTCCCAACGCAAGCTACTTCGCATTCACCGCTACACCGAAAAACAAGACGCTGGAGATGTTTGGCATCGCCTATCCGGAGGGTGGCGAAGTGAAGCACCGACCTTTCCACGGCTACACGATGAAGCAGGCTATCCAAGAGGGCTTCATCCTCGATGTGCTCAAGCACTACACACCCGTGGAAAGTTATTACCGGCTGGCGAAGACGGTGGAGGGCGACCCGGAATTCGACGTAAAGAAGGCTCGCAAGAAACTGCGCATCTATGTGGAGAGCCACAGCAAGGCTATCCGCGACAAGGCCGAAATCATGGTCGATCATTTCATGGAACAGGTGATTGGTCAGAATAAGATCGGCGGTCAGGCACGTGCGATGGTGGTGACCGGCAGCATCCAACGCGCAATCCAGTATTTCTTCGCCTTTACCACCTACCTCACGGAGATCAAGAGTCCTTACAAGGCCATCGTCGCCTTTTCCGGAGAGCCTGAATTCAACGGCGAAAAAGTTAGTGAGGCCAAGCTCAACGGCTTCCCCAGTGGGGACATTGCCGATAAAATTCAGGACGATCCGTACCGCTTTCTGATCTGCGCCGACAAATTCCAAACCGGCTACGACGAACCGCTCCTGCATACAATGTATGTGGACAAGGCGCTCAGCGGCATTAAAGCCGTGCAGACCCTTAGCCGCCTGAATCGCGCACACCCGCAGAAGCATGACGTGTTCGTTCTCGATTTTCAGAATGACATCGAGACCATCGAGCAGGCATTTGCCGCGTACTACCGTACGACAATTCTCAGTAAGGAAACCGACGCAAACAAGTTGCATACCCTCAAGGGTGATTTGGACAAATATCAGATCTACTCGAATGCGCAAGTTACCGCTCTGGTGGATCTTTATCTGGGCGGAGCGGACCGGGAGAAACTCGACCCCGTTCTGGATGCCTGCGTGGGCGTCTACGTCGATGAACTGGACGAAGACGGTCAGGTGGACTTCAAGGGCAAGGCGAAGGGCTTCACCCGCACCTACGACTTCCTCGCCACGATTCTGCCCTATGGCGTGCAGGAATGGGAGAAGCTCTCCATTTTCCTGAATTTTCTTATCCCAAAGCTCCCTGCACCTAAGGAAGAAGACCTCGCTAAAGGCATCCTCGAAGCCATAGACATGGATAGCTACCGCGCCGAAAAAAAGGCAACCATGGCCATTGCATTGCCAGATGCAGATGCGGAAATCGAACCTGTCCCCACCGGCGGCGGCGGTCGCAAGCCAGAACCCGAATTGGACAGGCTTTCGAATATTATCCAGCTATTCAACGACCAGTTCGGCGGCTTGTTCAACGATCCTCAGGCAGTGGAGAAGCGTATCATCGAAGTGATCCCGCCCAAAGTTTCCGCTGATAAAGCCTATCAGAACGCACGCCAAAACTCTGACCGGCAGAATGCCCGCATCGAGCATGACAAGGCGCTCAAGCGGGTCATCACGGCGATGTTTAAGGATGATGCTCAGCTCTTCAAACAGTTCCAGGACAACAACTCATTTCGCCATTGGCTGACCGACACGATTTTTGGACTGACTTACGAGGAGTGAAGCCTTGCATCTATATCGTCTGAAAAAGGAGATATCTATTTTACTACGGATTTTGCAGGCTTCAGATCCCGCCAATCTTGTCAGTTATGCAATCGGCCAAGCCCGGTCCCATGTGCGGCAGTATCGCCACGCAAAGTCCAGTTGCCTTAGGTACTCCTCTGGGGCGGTTTCCTTGAGGTGGAGGAGTTTGGCCAGACGTTCAGAGGCTTCGATCATCAGGGCTTTCATCTCCTCGTTGGTGATGCGACTGACTTCCGGATCGTCTAGGACGGGGTCGTGCCGTCCCGCGTGCAATTGCTCGATCAAACCGTTGCGGAATGCCAGTACGGTCAGGGCGTTTGCCTCATCTCGAATGGTAAACTCTGGTGACTTCTTTTCCGCGTCCATGCCTCCATCAAATGGATACGGAAGCAAAAAGCGACAGAATATAAATCCCGGACGACCTCACTTCGCCAGCTCACCGCCAAAGTAGAACCCGAATCTTCCTGAGTTTGTCGAAGGGCTGATGTCTGGCTTGTGTATCGGTGATCTACCAGGCGCGCTTGGGAATCAACCTGAGTGGTTCAACACCGACCCGCCGCGAGCGATTGTTTCTAGAGAAACGCCGATGACCCAGATCGCGGGCATCCTTTATGCCTCAAAACTCTGGCACCTCGCGACGGTGCTCATCCTGCTTGATTATGTCTTCTGCCATAGCGGATAGTATTTCAGGACTGAAAACATACAAAGTCCTACCGAGCGCCAGTTTGGCCACTAGCCCTGTTTGACTGACATATGCCCTGCTTTGCAGGACTGAGCTTTTTATCGCATCGTTGGGGGTCGCGATTTTCTCAGTCCAAGTGTCAGAATACACGGACAGCGCGTCTCGAATCTGTTCCGCCGTCCATTTGTGGGGCAAATGATACTCGACAACCACTGCCTTCAAGGATGGCAAACCGAATACAACAACCGTCCGCAGCTTCCCAGTTTGGTAGGTTCTCCTGGAGAATGGACCCTTGACTGTTCCCTTGCGAAGATTTTCCAGTGGATGGAAATAGCTTATCGACTGCGGACTGTCACTTCGCACCGGTGCCCCATTGCGATCATAAAAGTATGCTGTATCCTTTCCCAAATCGGCGACTGCTGCAATCGTTGTGAGTACGAAAAAAAACAGCCCACAGGAGGACCGGAGATAAAAATCGGTCGAGCGTATTGATGTCATATCAGCTTGGGTACAGAAAGTAATAGTGTGCGCCTATATTCCAGAGATATACAGTTACTTTGCGCCACAAAGCAATTGGTCAAGACAATGTCACCGCTTACTTCGCCAGTCCACCGCCGAAGTAGAACCCGCTGATCGCGGCCGCCATCTGGGTGTGGACAGGCAGAATGACGTAGCCGGCCATCCGCTCGAAGCGCAGCTTATCGATGGACTCGAAGATGAACCAGAAGCCGCGGGTCTTCTCGGCGTATGCGTAGAATACTGGCGTGTCCGGGAAGAACGCGGCGATGATGAAGGGGGCGATGAAGACGGTGAAGAGAACCGCCATGACGATGATCCGGCGGGTGAGCGGGCCGCCAGCAGGCAGGAAGTCCCTGGCCTTGGTGCGGTCGTCGATGATGACACCGGCCTGCTTGGCCCAGAGGTCAGCCTGATGGGTCTGAATCTCCATCTGCTTGGACTTGAGCTTGATCCAGGCACCGATGGCAGTGGAGATGGCGAAGGTGATTATTTCGGTCGGGATCATGGCAGGATGGGGTCGTTGCCTTCGCCGAAGGATTCGTCGAAGAAGAAGTCGGCCCTTGCCAGGTCGGAGTCTGTCAACCCGCTCTTGGTAGCCCGCGCCCAAACTCGCTGGCCGCCCGTGACGTTGAAGGCGCCGGTGTAGGTACTCCAACCGGAGCCGGGGGCCGGATCGTCGTTGTTGACGATCACGTACTCGATGGTCGCCTCGTCGGTCGCGCAGGAGATCGTGACCTGCCGGGTGGTGCGGACGAAGGCCACCGAGGGATTGATGACGGGCGTGGCCACCTTGCCGGCGCCCTGGTCGATCTGGATGGACACCGTGGCATCAGCCACCTGGCCGGTCGCGTCCTGGGCTCGGGCGATGACCGTGAAGTTTCCGGACGAGCCGAAGTTAACGACCTGCTCGAAGTCGTAGCGGCTGGTCGGATTCAAAGGGATTGAGAACACCGTCACCTCGCTGCCGTCCGCCGCCCGGCGCAGGAGCGAGAAATGTGTCAGGTTGCCGTCGGAATCCAGCACCGTGCCCCGGAAGGTGACATTGCCCGGCGGCGAGCCGTACTGGACGCTACCGGTGGCCGGCTCGGTGAAGGCGACCTGCGGAGCGTAGGCCAGGGCAGCCGAGAAGGCGAAGGGGATGTTGGCGCAGTCGGCCAGATCGCGCTGGGCGAAAATGGTGAATGGCTGAAGACGGAAGTAGCCGCCCTGCTGGACGGCCTGCAGGACGCTGAAATCGCGATGGCGGTGCGCCCGGAGGCCGAACCCAGGGATGATCCAGCACTCGCTGATCCCGCCGCCAAATGCCCGCTTCTTCGTTCCGAAGCGGCCGCGATAGGCGCTCACCTGGTAGGTTTCCTGGCCGATCTGCTGGAACGAGCGGATCGAGTAGATTTCCAACATGGCAAAGCCGTCCGCATCCTGGGCGATAGCCCCGTTCTGTTCACGCTGCAGGCAGACCATCAGGAGCTTGTTGTCCCTGGCGGCCGTGTCGCCCGGGTCGTCGTCTATGAGGCCGATGTCACGGGTCGAATAGAGTTCTACCTCAAACGGGCCTTCCGAGGCGGCGGTCCATTCGTCGGACGGTGCGCCGCGCAGGGCAAAGGTATCCTGGGTGCCGAGGAACTGGAACAGGCCACCGGCCGAACTGTCGTAGAAGACGTTGAGGCCGGTAACGAGATCGGCCGGCCGCTCGGCAAGGACACCGACCGCCAGGCCGCCGCCGGAGAGCGGAGCCGGCAACTCGAAGATGCGGGCGTTGGCGATTGCCGGCGGCTCAGTCTGCTGCGGCGTGTCGGGCAGGTCGGCCGCCGGGGTGTAGATGACCGGCGAGATGCCAGCCTCGGCCGTGATGCGCAACCGCACCGGCCCCGTCGGCGTGAGCGTCCGTTCCGTCACCCGGAACACCTGCTGCACCTGCACCCCGCCCGGCTCCGGGTCGATGTCCACCCTGATCAGGTCGCCCGGACGGGTGACGAGGGCTTTCGTCCGCCGGACGGTCAGTTGCCCGGTCGGCGCCGGCTGCCCCTTGAACTTGCCGTACTCGGTGACGTGGAAGAACGCCTGCTCGCGGCGCATGATCCAGGGCCGCTTGAGTGTCTCCCGGCGGTGGTCACCGACGATCCGCAGGGCCCGCAGGTCGTCGTGCTTCTCGGTCGACTCCTTGAATCCGCGGTCACGGTCGGTGAAGGTGACGGCCCAGCCGGTTTCCATCTCGCCCCAGCCCTTGCCCTCGAAGCGCGGCCGCTCCGTGAGGTCGTCAGCGGTGAGGAGCGGGAGCGAGGACACGTCGATCGCCGTGGTGTGCGGCCAGGTGCCAGCCTCGATCTTCTCCGATTCCGGATTGAATCGGAGCCAGATGTCGGCGATCAGTGCCAAGTCGGCAACCGGGCTGCGGGCCGCCGACTGCTGGTTCATCAAGGGTGAAGCGTAAGCCTCGCTGTGACGCGCCAGGAGCGCATTGGCGGCGCTTTGCCAGCTTGCGCCATGCAGGATGCCGCTACCGATCCCGAGGCCGTACCGGGCCGCCAGATACCACTCAGCGAGACAGGCCAGCGGGTTAGCCTCCTTGTCCGCAAGCTCTGCCGCCTGACCAGCGATGAACGCCTGTTGCGGCTTCCTCCGGACCACAACCTCGATGTTCGGGGCGGACGTCCGCTCGCGGCCAAAATAGAAATCGACGAGTACGAGGTAACAGATGCCCTTGTAATCCGGGTGCGCATGACCGTAGCCATTGCCGCCGGCCTGCAGGATCGGATCCGCGGTCTGCGTGTCCGTGCCCCAATAGAAACGGATGACCCGGCGCGCGTCGATCGTGATGGTCGAGTAGTTGGTGGCACTGCCCCGGTTGAGCGGACCGGCCCAGAGGGTTTCCCCATCGACGATGATCTCGTCCAGGGTGTCGACCGGGCCATTGCAGATGACCCCGGCGATTGAGCCGTGGTACTCCCAATACTTCATTCCACCGCCGCCGGCACTCATTTGGCCTTCTCCTCCTTCTGGACAGCCCGCTGGTTGTAGATGGGGGAAATCCAGCGAAGGGTGATCTTCCGGGTGCCGGCGTGCAGCGGCAACGGGACCGCCTCCTGGGAGTTGGACATCGTTTCATCCTCGATGCCGGCAATTTCCGGTTCCGGATCGGGCGTACTATTTTTGCTTCCGAAGCTCATGGCTGCAATCTCCAGATCCGCGTCAACCGCTTCGCCCACATCGGATCATCCCAGCGGTTCAGCATGACGCCGTGGCGACGGACGGCATGGATCATCTCCTCACCCCGGAGCGCAATTGCCAGGTGGTGCGTGCAGCCACCGATCTTGAATCCCAGGATGTCGCCGGGGGCCGGAGTACCGGACACCTCGGCGACACCTGGGAAGCACGCCATGAAAGGTTCGATGAGGCTGTCTCGCTGGGCGACTGCATGGTTCGGATCGGCCTGCGGGAACGCTTGCTGGGCGACCGCACCGATGGCCATGAACACCTCGGCGACGAACAGATGGCAGCAGACGCCGGCGCCTTTCAGCGCGGCGTTGGCGCGGAAGGGCGTGCCGAGCCAGCCGGTGGCCTCCGCAACCAGTGCCTCAATGCGCTCCTCACTGGCGAACCATGTACTCATTTCATATTCCGGTTAGCAGGCATCTTGACCATCGACGGATTGCCAACCGGCATGTGGGGGAAGCCGCCGAAGCGGGCGAAGTTGCCAAACTTGCCAAGGCAGGTGCCGTGCTTCCCGTCGCAGCCGGGGTAGAGGATAACCTCGTCGTCCGCTTCCGGCGCGTTCCTGAGCGGCGTCGATAGGGTGATTTCGATGAACCCGCTCCCCGATGGGTTGTAGGCGCCGGCGTCGGCGATGAAGCGGCTCTCGAAGTCCTCGCCGCTCCCGAGTTCCACCCAGCCGCCGGCAAACCAGTGCGCGTCCGGCAGGATCCAGGTACCGTTCACCCGGGACAGGGTGCGCAGGCGCAGCCGGGTCGGGTTGACCAGGTGCTCGATCAGGTAGCCCCGGTACTGCCAATCGGCCTTGGCGAGGCCGCAGGCGCCGTCGAACAGGGCGTAGTTGCAGGTCGGCTGCATGAGGAGCCGCGGGATCTTCCGCTCAAACAGGTTGCCGATCGTGACCGCCCGGGCCGTCAGGTACGGGCCGTCGAAGTTCACCCGGACGACCTCGCCGGAGAAGACCCGGGTCGCCCCGGTGATGGTGTCGCCGGCGGCGTTTGTCTTCGCCTCAATGATCTCCAGCTTCAGCGGGAACTCCAAGCGGAACGGGATGAACAGCATAAGCGGGTTCCCCTCGAAGGCCCGGGTGCGGACCTCCACCTCGTTCCGTTCCAAGTTCAGGGTTTCCCGTATATCCCCGTGCTCAATCGGGCGCGGCGTATAGGCGGCTGATTCGTAGCTGATCGCCTGCTCGTAGGATGTCAGCCGCCAGACCTGCGAGGTGCCTGGATAGGCCACCGTGAAGCGGTAGAGGAAGCAGGCCCGCGGGAGCTTGCCGACCGTGCTGCCGTGCAGCTCGCCACCCGGCGTGTAGTAATCGGTCGCCACCTCCTTGAGTTCAACCGATGCCTCGACCTCGCCAGTACTGTACCAGCGGAGCGTGAGGCCGGTCTTGGCGAAGCGGACAAGGGCGGCGGTGGTGACGATCGCCGACTCTGCCGCGTGCACCGAGGAAAGGGCCGGAAACACGGTCAGGCTGCCGGCTGCCTTGTTTGTGACCGTGCGGACCTCGGTCGTGCCATTGCGGTCGACTAGGGCAAGGTAGTTGTTGAGACCGAGGGCCTGCCCGTTCGCAACCGGGAGCGTGGTCGCGCCGGCGGTGACATTAGCCGTCAGCCTGGTGTCGGAAAGCCAGGTAGGGCACCAGAAGGTCGCGACGTTGCCTTCGCAGTTGCCAAAGAAGCGGATCAGGTCGGCCCCGGCAGCGTTGTCGAGCATGGCCAGGTCGTACCGTAGAGGTCGCTCCGGCGACTGCGGATAGACAGCACGCGCCTCCTCCCGGTTGAAACCAATCTCCCGGCTGTCGATCTCCACCTTGGCCGTACCCGACTCGATCTTGCCACGCCACTGCGGCCGGAAGGGGAACGCCGAGAAACTCCGGCCACCAACATCCGGGCCGGCTGCGAAGGCGGCCCCGCTCACCTGAAGCGCCAGGCTGGCTGGGCCGTCCTCGCGCAACCGGAAGCGGGCGATGAATAGCTCGTCGGTCAGGGCTTCGACGGTGGGCGGTTCGACGAAGTAGCCGCGCAGGGCCGGCACCAGACGAACGTGCGGGGCATAAGAGCCGGACACGCTCCCCGGATTGACCAGGGCAGCGTTGCTGTTTCCTTGCCAGAGTATCGCCTGGGCGGCTGCGAACCGGTTGCCGTAGCCTGGTTCAATCGGCCACTCGCCCGGCCAGAACGGAAACCAGACCGGCAGATTCTCGACATCGGCCGCCTGCAGGGCATTGCGCAGCGTGACGGCCTCTGATGCCCCGAGGAGCGCGGCATAAGTCACCTCTGCCCGTAGGGACTTGGCGTATGAACGGCGGTCCTCACGGCCCGTCAGACCGCGTTCAGCGTCCGCCGGAATCGTGAACCGTGTCTCGATGCCCTGGCGCCAGTCGGGCGCGTAGGGCAGGAGCCAGCATTCCTCCTGAAGAACGGTGTCGGTCGTGCGGATCATCCCTGGAACTCGTGGCGGTTACGGCGCAGGACATCGAGGATCACGGTTTCGCCATCCTGGGACTGCGCCCAGCGTTGGAGGGCCGCCGGATCATTGAACAGGCCAATGTTGAAGCGGTTGGTGGCTGGCCTGCCGCCATCGGCGCGAACATGTTCAGCCGCCGGCGCCGAAGTGCCGACAAAGCCACCGGTTGAATATCCAGCCAGGGCGGCCGCCGGCATCGGACTGTCAAAGCGGAGCGAATCCATCAGCGCGTAGAAGAACCCTGGCCCCCGCTTGGACACGACATCGGCCGGCATGACGAACTCGCCCCGGTGGACGATACCCGCGGGCTCCAGGCGGCCGCCACCGCCGGTGTAGCCTCCCTTGTCGAAGGCAGCCATTGCGGCGGCAAAGAGCGCCAGGCCAATGATGGCCGCGATGCCGAAGGTGGCGATGGACTTCACTAGGGCGGCCGGTGTCCATGCGACCGCCGTGGTGGTGGCTGTCGCTACCTCGCTCGTTGCGATGGCCGCATTCTTCGCCACGTTCGATGCCACCTCTGCGGTGTCGAGCTTGCGGCCCAGGATAAACATCAGGGTACGCTTCACGATGAACTGCGCGGCCATGTCGGAGAAGGCGGTGATGATCGAACTGACAATCGTTGAGCCGATGTTTCGCAGGGCGTCACCCCAGGTCATCGTTTCCTCGATCAGGCCTGTAATCGACTGGCTGATTCCCTCCGTGAGGCTCGATGCGATGCCGCCGATGGCTCCATAGACCTGTTGCGCGACTGTGCCCGCGGTCACCACGTAATCCATCATCGCAGCCTTGGCAGCCGTCCAGGTTTCAACGCCGAAATCACCGCGCCCGGCAGTGAAGTCGTCAAATCGCTCCTGGCTCTTGTCCGCGAAGGTGAGCTGACCAATGGCATCCGGGAGTGGTGCAGTGTTGGATCGCGGAGCAGATGCGCCCTCCTCCTCGCGCAGCCTGATGCGCTCCTGGATCAGATCGTTCAACCGCTCGCTTGCGCTGGCCTGGCCCTCGATGGCTTCAGTTTCGACACCGATGATGCGAAGGGTGTCGGCCAGGTTCGATTCAAGCGCGGCCTTCCTTGCATCCGCCCTGGCGACCACCGCCGCCTGGGATTCCTCCAAGATGTCCGCGTAGGTGCGTGCCTTGAACCCCTCACCGGAAGATTGGGATGCCACCCGCCCGAGCGATGCCTCCGCGATCTTAACCCCAGGTATCTTGTTCGCCCACTGAATAGCGGAATTGAGCAACCGCTCAAGGCGGGTGGCAAAGAAGTTGATGATGGCCGCCAGGCCTTCGAGGATGACGCCCTTCAGGCTGCCCCATCCTTCGCGGGCCTTTTCAAAGGCGAAGGTGAAGCCACTGGTCAGGTAGGCAGTCAGGAGCGAGACCATACCGAGGGCGTCGGAGATCCATTTGCCGAAGCCGACGCCGATGGTCATGACTCCGGTGGCGATGGGCTTCAGCCAGGCACCATCCGTGCCGAACCAGTCGAGGACGCGGCGGGCACCCTTCATCCCCTGCTCGAAGCCGGCCTCGATGGCGAGGCTGATGAACTGCGAAAAGGTGCCGTCCTGGATCGATTCTAGGCCAAGGGCGATGAAGGCACCGATCCGCTGCCCGAGGCCGGTCAGGTCGAGGCGATTCAAGGTTTCCAAGGGTCCGGTCAAGTAGCCGGCCAACTGGTCGCCCAGGCCGGCAAAGAGCTGGCGCGACTTGTTTGGGATGCGACCAAGCAGCGTGTCGATACGCTCGAATTGCACTGCGTTGCGCTCCAACACCTCCGGCATCTGGCCGAGGGTAACCTTCGCATCTTCGATGGCGCCACCGGAGGCGAACAGGGGCATCAACGCGACACCGCTTTCCCCGAGCAGTTTGACCGCAATGGCCGTGCGCTGTGCCGGATTTTCGATCCCGGCTATCCGATCCCCGATCAGGGCGAACTGATCCGCCGGCGACAAGCGGACCACCTCGGTTGCTTCGAGGTTCAGGTCACGAAGCGCCTGCCTGCCTTCGCCCATTCCGCGCGCGGCATCCGCGATGCGCCGTTGGAGATCGTTGATCGACTTCCCTGCACGTTGGGGCTCCACGCCATTATCGGCAAAAGCCTGGCGCAATGTCGCCAGATCGGCCACCGCGACGCTCGTCTGCTTCGACAGGTGATCGAGGTCGGCTCCCATGGTGAGGATTTCACGTCCGCCACGCATCACGGCACGAAATCCGATATAGGCGCTGGCAGCCGCGACTACGCCCTTGACTAGGTTGCCGAAGCCCGCCGTCGCGCGTTCAAGCTCGGCCAGGCGGGAGCGGATATCAATCAGTACACTGACACGGGCATCGGCCATTCAAGGCCGGACGGCGTGTCAACGTTTGAAGTGTGGCACGTCGGAGAGTGTGCGTCCAGTGAGCGAAGCGAACTAGGGGCGTTGTTTGACGTTGTCACCACTGACTATTACCGGCGGCACAGTGAGCTGAACGAGATAGTTCCGATCAGTCTGAAGAAGAAAGACCCGCTCAATCTCTAGCCTTGGTGCTGTACTGAACCATCGAAGATCTGTGGCCACCCGCGACACATCCATGTCTTTGTGGGTCATCCAGACGGCTCTCAGTCTCATCTCTTCGTCAAAGCACGAAACCTGCTTCGAGTTAGCTGGCTTGATGCCATCAACCGCCACAACGCCGTGCATCAGACCGCGAATATTCCCCTCAACGCTTTGATCCACCGGATGATCATCACGACCTGCATGCCAACCGCTCACAGCGTTACGCGCTACCATAGCTGCATAACGCACAATCGAAAGGCCGCTTTTCAAATGACCAGCTTTCACCACGATTAGGTTGCAATAGCGATGAAGGTTCTCGCATTCCACCCCATATTCCCTTTTCCAGGCATATGGGCATCCGCTCCAATTCTTCACGGCTCGATCCCCTTCATCACCACGAATGTTCTCCACTTCACTCTCTCGGTAACTCCTGTTCATCATCCTCGCCGCTCCGATCTGCGAATACCAGTAGCGGTATTCGCCAATCTCCATGTAGCTGTTCTTTGTCTTGTAAGCGCGGAAGAATGCCTTCCAACGATCAGGGTGGTGGGCGCATGCATCGCGTAGTGCTGCAAACGCTTCACGCTCTACGGCTTGGAGCTTGGACTCTACAACGTATTGGTGGGCCGGCATGATGAAAACATTGGGGAACACCCATGGCAGCTGGCCTGCGAAGGATTCAAGCTGGGCAAGGCTCATCTCACGTCCGAGTTTGGGCGCGATTTCGCCTCCTTTCGCATTTGCACCGTGAATGGGAGACGAAGCCGAAGTGTTTTTTTTCATTTCTGCCTAACAAGATTAAGGCCGTCATTCTGCTTTGCTAACAGGATAATATCAAACAATCCAGCTAGCTAGTACTTCAGCTCGCCCGGAATTTCCACCACAAACTTCCCCTGCATACGCCACATCCGGGAATGTGGCCCTTGAACGCCACTGGGTGGGGGAATCTCAGGGGTTGGATTCCACTGATACTCCCCAGGCGGAGAACGCGGTTGCGACCTCATCTGACCTTGAGGGGTTGAGAGGAAAAAGCCGTCCGCAAAGGCTCCGCCGGAACTGCTCCAACCGCCGCCCGGCCCCCTTGTCCCACACAGCGAACGCCGCCAAGGCCTGGGTCTGCAGCGCCACCAGCGCCCTGCCCGCCTCCCGCCGGCTGTCCTCCCGGAGCACTAGCAGCACCTCCGGGAGTGACATCCCGGCAACCACCTCGGTCACGGACTTTCCGAGGACGATTGCGGCCTGGGCGCATACTTCGCCAAGGTCCGCTCGATGTGGATGCCCTTTT